ACCGCTGATGATCACATCGTCCATCGCACGGCCCATCGCGTACAGACCGTTCTGCGCGTAGGCAGACTGCGGGTCAGCGAGGAGACGGAGCTTGTCGAAGTTGTCGATCAGGTCGGCCCAGTCGAAGTCTTCCGGAAACACCCAACGACGGTTGTTCGGGGTGTTGACCGGGACGATCGGCTGGTAGCGGGTCGAAACCGCACGAGCAGCGGTAGCACCGTACTGCGTGACGACTTCAGACGCCTTGCCCTTGTACGAACCAGTCTGCACAGAGGTGCGCAGCTTGGAGCCCTTTTGCTGCAACAGCAGCGAGATGTTAGTGCCGTATTGGACGGCATAAACTGATGCAATATTGTCGGCCATGATAGCCCTCCAAAAAAACTAAATACGTAGTGTTTCTCGGATAGCTTGTCCGTTGCCGGGGCCAAATCCTTGTGGGATACGCTCCCACCGCTCGGTCGTCTTTCCGACTGTCAGCGGGGTCTTGCGACTTGCCCGATCCTAAAAAAAGAGACCCGAGATCTCTCCCGGGTCTCAACGCCTTTCGGCTCTCTAGGAGATACGCACGAATGATACACACGCGCGTACCACACTAGCAACTACTCTGTAAATAGCTCCGGGTTCGCCATACGCTGCAACCGCATCATCTCCTCGATTGCACCCTGCCGAACTTTTTCGTCACGGTTCATGTAACGGCCCATGAACTCCTGATCAGCAAACATTCCAGCGATCTTGTTCTTCGCTGCCTGCGGGGTGAGCGCACCACCAGCGGTGCCCTCGGCGGCCACGAACGTGCCCTCCGCAAACGACGCACCGATCGAATGGAAGAGCTTCAGCATCGGCCCGGTGCCGATCGCTTCCTCGAGCCGCTCAAGCGAGTCAGCGTCGATTCCAGCGTCTGCACCAAACTTTGCCACAGCCCGCTTGGCAAGCTCGACGTTTTGATCAGCCGCGGCACCCCACTCCCGGCGCAGGGCGGTGAAATCTTCCTCGGACTTCGACAGGAACGACTCGCGCTCCATCTCTATCCGCTTGCCGGACGTTTCGTTCCACCACTCGGCGAGCCCCTTGGCTTGCTTGCTTGTCAGCCCAAGCTCATGCAGGACGGGAGAGACCGCCTGCGCGAACGAGCCGTCATCCCCTTCCGGGACTGGCAGTTCGTACTTATCGGCGCTCTCCGGGCGTCCTAGGCGGTTATAGACGGCACTCCAGCCCTCTGCGTCGTCGTCCGACTTGGGGGCGAGAATGGTGCGTCCAGCTTTGTCAGCGCCGAATACCTTCTCGAGGTTCTGGTAGGAGAGCAGCGCGTCGGCTGGCCCCTTCCACCCCTTGGCCTTGACTAGTTCACCTAGTTGACTAGCCGTGCCTTGGTCGATCCCTTCCGGCGCGTACCACGCGGGAGCCGCTGCCGGAGCAGTCGGGTTGCCTGCTGGTGCAGACCCTTGATCGTCACTCATCGATGAATTCCTCTTGCAGATTGGTCAAGGTCTTTTCGTCCAGTTGCAGCGCCTCGACAATGAGCTGCACCGTTTCTTGTCGGCCAACCATGCGACCGACCTCGAACATATCCGTCGCGCCTGTTTTGTCCGATGCGACCGGGGGTTTCCCGTAACGGCTGAACCGCTTCAGATGGGCAATGATGATCTGGCCGTCTTCGGACAATTTGTTGGTCTTGCCGTCGATTAGCGCCCGCTTGTAGGCACGGGAGCGGAACATCACTCGAGCGATTCTCGAGCGCATCACAGAGATCATGCTCGGCATCAGCGCTTCCTCAACCAAGTCAGATATTCAGCGCCTTCCTCTGGCTCCCACCAGACTTTGACCATATCGGGGTGGTTGTCCGGCAGCAGAGGGTTGATCGTCGTCAGCCCGCAGGGCGATAGCGCGTTATCGCGGAACCCTCGCTCTTTGGCGTAGCGGTCGTACACCTTGTACGAGGCGACCTTCATCAAGTGCATCGTGATTCCCGAGATCGGGTCTTTCAGCACCGAGTAAGCGCTTTCGTGCTTATGGCCTGCGACGTAGATGTGATCGCGCGTACCGAGCATTGCGGCCTTCATCGGGCCGTGAGCCGGATTCCAGATTGACGATCCTGCGTGGTCGTGGCGGGCGTTCACACGCACCTCGCGCCCGTTCGGAAACTTCAGCGCTATGCGGGCCTCGGATGACTTGTACAACGTGCTTTGCTGTTTTGCGATCCACTTGATGGGGTCTCCAGATCCAGACCACATATCGTGATTGCCGCCGATCATATACAACCACCGGCAGCGATCGATGAACCATTCGGCCAGACGCCAAGCCTGTGCGGCAGACGTTGCCTGTTCTCCGTAAAGCCTTGCTAGACGGCCCACCCAGTTATTGGTCGTATCGCCCACATTGCAAGCGAACAGCCCCTCGGTGCGATTGCAAAGGTCTGTGTGCCGCTCGAGCGCCTCGATGTCGGTGCCGTCGTCGTCAACGTGCGGGTCGCCAAAATGCAGCAGGCCGATCGGGCCGCCAATCTTGATGCGAATCGGGATGAGCTTTGACGCCTCTTCGTGTTCGCGCTTGTGGGCAAACTTGCGCTTGCGCTGCTCAATCAGCTCGTCGATGGATACGTCGTCGTCCGGCAGCGGCGTGAATTCGAACTCTTTCTCGACTGGCGTCTGACGTCCGGGCTGGTATGTCGATACTGGAATCGACGCGCCCTGCGCCTTCATGCGCTTGAGGCGGTGCAGGAACGTGCGCTCATTGAGCCCCAGCTCCGCGGCTGCTACCGCCCGTATCCCATTGTGCTTGCGTAACGTCTCGAGTATCTGTTCGTCCGTTGCCTTTGCGGCTACCACAGCATCACCTTTTGCGAGTTACTTTGATGCCGAGTTCCTTTCGGCGCTCTGTTGTCCGGACATCGTCCCTGACAGCAGTCCATTCCAAATGCCCGTCAATGAGCCTGTATTGTTCTTTATGGGTGAGCGCGCAATCGCAGCACTCGGTGTAGGTGTATCCCTTTACTCGGTACCAGATTCCGTCGTACATCTGGACGACAGGTACATTCGCATCTCGTCTTGCCTTCGGGCCACCAGCCCGGGCAGAACCTTTCCGCCGCCTTTTGTCCACTTCATGAACTCCTGCGCAGCGCCCCAGTAGTCACCGCGGTTATGTTTCATGCGCAACGAAGAGCGTTGCAGATTTCCGAGGCCCACGTTGAAAGAGAAGGAAACAAGGCTGTCGAACTGGCCTTGACGATCAGGAGCAATAGCGCAATATCGGGCCACGCCGCGCTCAAATCGCGCAAGGTCTTTAGCAAGTAGATCGTCCACTTCAGCCATAGACCAAACACGGTCGTCCTCGGGGTTTAGCGGATAGTCCCGGCGCAGAGGAAAGTTGCCATTGTCTGCCGTTCTGACCACCGGCAACCGTGCCTGCTCCGGGTACAGAACATGGCCGACTCCCACCGTCCACAACTTGGCGGGGCAAAGATACGGTCGCAGGCGCACTCCTTCGTGATGCTTGATCGCGGCGAGCGCCTGCTCGCTTATGTTCATTTCTTAAATGCTTGCGTCCCAAACCAAAATGCAATGATGCTCGAAAGAATCAACATTTCATCTTCGCTGAACACATTTTCCATAGCCACGGCAAACGGGATGCCGGTGCTATATGCGTACCATACACCAGTTGCATTCAAAACAACAAGTTCCAGCACAAAGATATAAGTCACTACAGGTCTGACAGAAGCCCGCAGATTGATGATCCATTGGCTGGCACCCTTGCCGATTTCCATGTCGTGAGCGTACAAAGACGAGCGCTCCTGCGCTTGTGTCTGCATAGCTATCTGCTCGGTCTTAATCTCCTCGATGCGCTCCTGCGACTGAAATCCCCGAGCCGCCATCTCGAGCTCCTTCTCCTTTTGCATGGCGAGGATCGCCAGTTCGTGGCGCTTGTCCTGCTTGTCTTGGAAGAAATCGAGGATCTTGGGCAGGCCGCCAGCCAAAAACGAGAGGAACGTCGAGAGCATCGTCATCATAGCGGCAACCCCTACTTATCGCGTTTGTTGATCAGGTCGAATAGCGTCTTGATCTTGTCCTCAAGAACAGCGACGCGCAGATCCAGCTTCGACAGGACAATGATTAGCGTAATCATCGCAAGGATGACCGGCCACGCTCGAGTAAAGATCTCGAACAGTTCCATGCTACTTGTCCGCTTTGGTGGTCGAGAGCTGGTTGATCAGGTTGAATATGTCGTCGAGGGTTCGGCGAATGTGCTGCACATCGTCCCGGTAGTCAGCCTTGGTGACGTACATATGCGGCAGATTGCGCACATCCCGGTCGAGTTTCTCGATTGAACGGGTCAGGCTATTTAAAATCCAGCCGACCATGAAGCCAGACGCGCCGACCAGAATGTTGAACATCATCTGCGCATCCATCGTCACACTCCCGGAACTGCTCTACGCGGGGCCGATGCCGCGATCTGCTCGGCCTTGGCAAATCGTTCGGCGGCTTGGCCTGCGATCGGAGCGGCGGCCAGCAACTGCTCTGTCTGCTGCTGTTGCGCGTCCTCGGCATCCATCGCCTCGAGCTCCTCATCGGTGCGCAGCGCCTTGGCGGGCACACCATTGGCCTCGGCAATCAGCTTGATGGCCTCATCCGCATTGATGCGGCGCAGGACAGACATATCGCCAGAGACCTGTGCGACCGGCAGCATAGCCTCGATCGTGCGCAGGATACCCGCGGCCTCTTCGGTCTTCATCAACCGAGCGAGCGGCCCCTGATACTTCGGCAGGATCTCGCCACCCGATGACAAGTAGTCGAGCAGAACAGGCGGAGGCTCCGGCAGGTTAAAGCTTGCCGAGAGCAGGTCGAGCTCGCGGTCGATGATCGGCCCCAAGAACTCTGACTGTTGGCGACCCATCGTCGGCCCGAGCAGAGCGCCCTTCTCCTGCGCGCGCTGCAACACTTCGGTCGCAGTCATTGCCCGCGGCTCTTCGACAAGAATCTGGAACAGCGTCACCAAGAACGAGTCG